CTCGAGGATATCGGATTTACCGCAACCGAGGTTTCTATCGTTGATTTATCAATCGAAAAGGAGAAAGCCCTAAATATCGCCCTCAATAACCTGGCCGGTGAATGGGACATGCCTTTATTGAAGGACTTGATCATCGAACTCGAAACCTATGATTTTGATATCGAGCTGACCGGATTCAGCAAGGCGGAGATCGAAAAGCTCCTGGGTCGGGATGTAATCGAGGATGATTTCGATGCCGATGCCGAAGCGGATAAAATTAAAGAGCCTGTCAGCCGGCGTGGCGACATTTACCAGCTTGGCCGGCACCGTCTCATGTGCGGTGATTCGACCGTTGCCGCGGACATGGACAAGCTGATGGACGGGAAAAAAGCTGATATAGTTTTTACGGATCCACCCTATAATGTCAATTATGGGGCCACCATGAAAGACAATTTGAGGAAGAAGGTGTCGAAAGAAAACGCCGGACGCACTATCCTCAATGATCACTTTAAAACAAAGGAAGGGTTTTATCAGTTCCTTCACGGCGCTATCTCATCTTTCAAGCCGTATGTCGCCGGCGATGTCTATGTTTGCATGTCAAGCAGTGAACTTCACACCCTGCAGCGCGCATTCAGCGATTGCGGGGGGCATTTTTCGACGTTCATCATCTGGGTAAAGAATCACTTCACCATCGGTCGCGCCAACTACCAGCGTCAATATGAACCCATCCTGTACGGATGGTTTGAAGGATCCAGCCATTACTGGTCGGGGGTGCGCAACCTGGGCGACGTTTATGGCCGGATAACATATCCCTGTGGCTCCACTATCCTCCTAATGAGGCTTGAGGAAAGAGCCGTAGTCCGCGCGAAAACTCACGTTGTTGTTCGAGTTGCCCCGCGTGGAGGCCTGCCGGGATCGAAAGCGATATATGGGAATTTCCGAAGCCTGTCAAAAGCAAGGATCATCCGACGATGAAGCCCATCGGCCTATGCGCCAGGGGAATACGAAACAGCAGTATGCCGGAAGGGCTGGTTCTCGATTACTTCTCAGGAAGCGGCACCACGATTATGGCAGCAGAGCAGACGGGCCGCATCTGTTATGCAATGGAATTATCTGAGGTTTATTGTGATGTTAATGTCAAAAGATGGGAACAGTTTACCGGGGGAAAAGCGGAATTATTCCGATAATTCGCTGGCGGAGCTATCGAGTCTGAAAACCTTGGTGGGATGGTACCATGTCAGTTTCCGGGCTGATTCATAGGTGATAATGCGATGATCTTCGATAGCCATAATAGTTTCGATATTCCCATAAATGGTTTTGATTTTTTCTCCTTCTTTCATATTGGGTACTCCTTTCTTTTTGATTGGAAAAATACCCTGAAAAAAAGATAAAGTCAAGATTTATTATGAACAAAATTGAATATTTAACAGGCTTTAAAAGGGAAGCGGACAGTATTCTTAAGGGGCGACAACCCCAGAAGAACCTGTGCAGTAACACAGGGCGCGAGCGCTACCATCCGCATGAGGGTTATTAACAGATTAAAGACCTCATGTAAATGGGCGGGAATTTGCATAATACGGGAAAAGAAACGGATTGGGACTGGGAGAACGCCGCCGGGCGTGCCCGGATGCTTGTCCAGGTATTGACAGATAAAAGAATGGATCAAACCAGGCTGAAACAACTCCTCGATGCGGTTGACCAGCGGGACCAGATTGATCTCAAGGTCCTGCATAACGCCGTTATCAGTTGCATCAAGGATTATCAAAATGACTCGACAGCCTCAAAGCTTAAGGATTGGAAAGCGGCTGAGAAGGCTCTCAATGAAAAAATAGATTTTCTGTGGTCTCAACATTTCGGTCAAGGGGATCCTCGTCTCGAGACGATCGCAGCCGTTCTCGACTATCTCAAGGAGAAAGGCTGGAAGGCGACGAAGACCAGTCTATACCGGCACCAGGCGGAGGGGAAGTTTCTACCGCAAAGTAACGGGACATACCTTCAAAAGGCCGTTGACAAATATGCAAACACTTTTCTTAAACAGCAGTCTACGGGGAAGCGTGTCCAGACCAAAATCGATGAAGCCCATATAAGAAAGGCGGACCTGGAGGAGAAGACCCTTGAGCTTGAACTTAAACGGAAACAATTTTCTTATGAAAAAGACCAGGGACTATATGTTCCGAAAGGGCAGATGGAAATCGAACTCGCCGCCCGGGCGGGCATCCTCGATGCGGGGCTCAAGCACATGATCCAGTCCCGCGTGGCCGACTGGACCCGGACGGTCAACGGGGACATAAAAAAGGCGGGTGACCTCATCAACATCATGACCCGCGACCTGGATGAGCATATCAACAGCTATGCCACCAGCCGCGAATACGAGGTCATCATCGATGCGGAGGAAGAAAAGGAAACCAAAGAAGAGGAGGATATAAATAATGACAGAAACTAAATTCAAAGCATGGGAGGAAGAGAAGAAATGGTGAAGACGTTACATATAATTCAACTTCAATCACTGGGGCAGCCGTTGATCGGCGAGTTAATAAAGAACCATGAGCAACCTGCGATCAAGGCGCCTCTTGGCTTGGGACAAGCGCCGGGCGCCGGCAACGTACCGCAAATTGTATTGTTCAATCCAACCGGAAACCCGGACGTCCTGTATTTTACCTGGGCCATGGTCGTGTACTGGTATGAAGTGAAAGACCAGGGATTAATCAACCTCTATATCCAGAGCACCTCCGGCATCACCCTGGCATTATCGATACCCCCCGGAAGGGGATAACGGAACGTCATGCTGACCACCATCCATATACCCCGCTCCGCCCCATGGCTCCCGCTGGCATTAAGGGTGATTCCCGGGCCGATCCGTCACCGGTTCCGCATCTCGGAGCCGGAGCAGAAGATCTTTCGCAAGCACAAGAAGATCCCCGTCTCCAAATGGTGCGAGCGGTACCGGACCGTCACCATGTCTGTCCTTCCGGGGCGGTGGAGAAACAGCGTCACGCCCTATTTAAGCGGTATCATGGACGCCTCGTTTTTCCCGTCCGTCCAGACCGTCATCGTGTGCAAGGCCCCGCAGGTGGGGATGTCCGAGGCGGCGAACAACTGCATCGGCTACGCAATCGACCGCGATCCCGGCCCCGTCCTCTACATCTATCCCGATGAGATGACGGCCCGCGAAAACAGCCAGGACCGCATCCAGCCCATGATCAAGACCAGCCCCCGCCTGCGCGGCTACATGACCGGCATCGATGACGACAGCTCCATGCTCCGGATCAGCCTCCAGCACATGCCGATATACATGGCGTGGGCGCGATCCGCCGCGAGACTCGCAAACAAGCCCATCCGCTATCTCGTATTCGACGAGACCGATAAATATGTCGATACCGCCGGAAAGCGGGAGACCGATCCGATATCCCTGGGCGAGGCGCGGACGATCACCTACCGCCACAACCGCAAGGTATGGAAGATCAGCAGCCCCACCACGGAAACGGGGAACATATGGAAGGCGCTCACCACGGAGGCGCAGGCCATATTCGATTACTGGGTCAGGTGCCCGGCCTGCAACCTCCCACTGCGGATGGAATTCAAACAGATAAAATGGGCGCACACGACGGAGCCGGGGGCGGACGGCAAATGCCACTCCGAAGATCCTGAGACCATCGAGGCCGAAAAACTCGCCGGGTATGAGTGCCCCCATTGCCTGGCGGCATGGAACGACTATGACCGGGACCTTGCCGTGCGGCACGGCGCATGGCGTGACAGGAAAACCGAAACAATCCTCGCGGAATACCTGAAAAACCGCCGCCCCGTGAAGATCGGGTTTCATATTCCTTCCTGGGTGTCGCCGTTTGTGTCCCTTTCGGCCATCGCCGCGTCCTTCCTGCGGGGCCTGACAGACATGAACAAGTTCAAAGACTTCTACAACAAACATTTGGCCGAGCCCTGGAAATTGACGGTCATCTCCAAAAACAGGGAACAAATCCTCGCCGCCCGCTGCGACCTGCCCGCCCAGACCGTGCCGGAGGCGGCCATCGCGCTGACCTGCGGCGTTGATGTTCAGAAATTCGGGTTCTGGTTTGTGGTGCGCGCCTGGGCCGCGGATATGACGAACTGGAATATCCATTATGGGTTTCTTGCCACACAGGAAGACGTCGAAAACCTGATCTTTGAATCGACCTATCCCGTTGCCAACTCCGACCGAACGATGCGTATCTTCCGGGCTTGCAAGGATACAGGCGGCGGGGAAAAATACGAAGACATGACCATGACGGAGGAAACCTACTTCTGGCTCATCAAGAACCGTGGCCGCCGGGGTGTCGCCCTCTGGGGAACGAAGGGATCGAGTTCGCATCTCGCCGGAATGCTGGCAATGGGCAACGCGATCCTCTCGACGCCGTCCGGCAAAAAACTTCCGGAGGCGCTCAGGATCATCTCCGTCGATACGGCAAAAGCAAAAGATCAGTTCCATTACCGCCTCCAACTCGCCATCAACAATGAAACGCGGTCACTCCCCGGCGCCGCATTTCTCCACGCGGACACAAAAAGCGACTACATCGCGCAGATACTGGCCGAGGAAAAACAACTCAACGACAAGGGCCACGAGGAATGGGTCAACGTCCATCACCGCCCGAACCATCTCCTCGATGCGGAGATCGCCGCCGCCGTATGCGTCGAGATGGAATTCCCCGGCGGCGGTTTAAGGCTGCTGGCGGAACATATGAAACGGAAACAGGAAGGGCCGGAGGGGGAAGAAGCCAGGAAAACGCCTTTAAAATCAGCGGCGCCACGGACGAGTTGGTTTAAGAAGAGATAGGGGTAAAAAATAAAATAGATATTTTGGGGGGAAAAATGAAAATCAAGCGGTTTGATATATCAGTGGAAATTTTCAAGGAGCTTTTTAATGGAAAAAGACATGAGTTTAAAGTCATAGCGAATCAGCTTCCGGAAGATGCGCAACTTGTAAGAATATCAGTAAACCCGAACGAATCAACTATCAGGACAATATCGGCATTTTATACAAGCGAAACATTTCCGGACTTACCAGACGGGACATTAATGGAAAGTGATAAAATATGTTTAAGTGTTTATTTCCATAGGCCAGACTGTGTTTGTTTTGAGCAGGGCGAATAGGTTTGTTAGATGAACAACGGCAAGAATAAAAAAATCCTTACCTCAAAGCAGGAAATTATGGATTATATCGGTTGCTCGAAGCATTTGTTTCGTAAATACGTTGAGAACGGCCTTCCCGCCCTTTATGAGGAGGGCCGTTGGATAGCCCATTCAGATAATATCGATGATTTTTTTCGAAAATATACCTTCAAAAACATGAAAAATGTGCTTCAAAATATTCCGGATACGGATTGAAAAGCATGTATAAAAAATACTGTCAAGTAAAATAGCTATCCAAAACCCCCCCAAAAGGTATCCAAAAGGTGGCCGAAACCGGCCATACCCCTTTTTCATGAAAACCCCATGATATGGTGTTGCCATTAAAAGCAACCACTCTATCTTGAGGTTGATATGTGAATCCTGAACCACTCGAAATAATAATCGGCGATACCATCACCTGGGTCAGGCGCAGCGTCCAGGCTGCCTCCACCAACAATTCGGGCACGCGGGAGTATGTGGATATCAAGGCTTCCGAGGGGTGGACCCTGAAATTCACCGCTGTCGGCAAGCTGGGCATTCTAACGATTACCGCCGCCGCCGATACCGACAACGCCGATGACTTCAAATTTACCGCCGCCGCTGCCATAACCGCGGCATATGTCGCGGGCGACTATTCCTGGCAGCTCACCGCGACAAAAACAACAACCCGTTACACCATCGCTGAAGGCATGGTCACGCTGCTCGACAATATCGCCGGCCGGACCGCCCTCTATGATAACCGCTCCCACGCGAAGAAGGTATTAGACGCGATCGAGGCCGTTATCGAGAACAGGGCAACCGTGGATCAGATGTCATACCAGATTGCCGGAAGACAACTATCGAAAACCCCCATCCCCGATTTGATGCAGTTGCGTTCGCTCTACAGAAACGAATACGAAGGCGAGCTGGCCATGGTGCGCATCGCATCAGGCCGCGCGTCGGGACGAAAGATACTGGTCAGGTTTAAATGAGTAGTTTTGGGTTTAAAGTTTCAGGTTTAAAGTTTAAGGGTTAGAAAAATATGAAACTGGTTGATCAACTTCTATCACACTTTGGATACAGCAAGTCCCGCCCCTCTAATCCGGGACGGTCTCCCCGCGTGCGGGATTATGACGTCGCGAGGATCGACCGCCTTTCTAACAGTTTTCTCGCGCCGCTCTCCACGGGAGACGTCGAGCTCCGAAACGCGCTCCCGGTTATGCGGGCGCGCTCCCGCGAGCTGGAACGAAACAACGACTATGCCAAGAAGTTCCTGACCATGTGCAAAAACAACGTTGTCGGTAAAACGGGGTTCACATTGCAGAACAAGGCGAGGGACGCAAACGGGAAGCTGGACAAACTGGCAAACGACATCATCGAGACCGAGTGGTACAAATGGGGCAAAAAGGGAAACTGCACCGTTGACGGTAGATTCTCCTGGCTGGGAGAGCAGGAGTTGTTCATTAAAACCGTGGCCCGTGACGGCGAATTCCTTGGCCGAAAGATCCGCGGTTACAAGAACCCCTGGCGATTTGCCCTTCAGAATCTTGAGGCCGATCTTCTTGACGAGCAACTAAACATATCCGACGGCTCCGGTCGCAACCTGATCAAAATGGGGATCGAATATGACGTATGGGAAAGGCCCGTCGCCTACCACCTGAGAAGAAAGCACCCCGGCGACTATTTCCGGTCGCAATTTTCCGCATACTCCTACGAGCGCGTTCCCGCGGCGGAGATCATCCATTGTTTCATACCGGACAGATCCACCCAGGGGCGCGGCGTTCCCTGGATGCACACCGCCGCCCGCAGGCTTAACCAGGTCGGCGAATACGAATTCGCTGAAGTGGTCGCCGCACGCATGGGCGCATCCAAGATGGGATTTTACGAGGAAAAGGATCCGATAGGCGGGATTCCCGGATATATAGGCGACGGTGAGGATGAGACAGGCGCTCCGATATCCGAAGCGGAGGCCGGTGTCTTTGAGAAACTGCCAAAGGGGTACACATTCAAAGAATTCCTGCCGGACCATCCCACGACGCAGTTCGGGGCATTTGTAAAGGCATCGTTGCGGGGCGTGTCGTCCGGCCTGGGCGTCTCCTATAATTCACTGGCGAACGATCTTGAGGGCGTCAATTTTTCCTCCATGCGCACCGGCGCCATCGAAGAGCGCGACAACTGGAAGCAGATACAGGCATGGATGATCGATGATTTTATCGCCCAGGTCTACGAGTCATGGCTTGATATGCTTCTGTTGACCAGCCGGACATTTCTCCCCTATTCCAAATTTGACAAATTCAACGCCCCGGAATGGCGCGGGCGTATCTTTGACTGGGTTGATCCCTCGAAGGACATCGATGGTGAGTTGAAGTGCGTCCGGGCCGGATGGAAAAGTGATCGCCAGGTCGTCGCGGAACGCTTTAATATGGAACTGCAAGACCTCTATGAGCAGATTTCGGAGGACCAAAAACTGAAAGACCAATACGGAATCGTGGCCGATCTGGGGCAGATTATAACAAAAACGCCCAGAGTCGAACCCGATGAGACGAATACAGGAGGGGAATTACCATGAAAAAGAAGGTTAAATTAATCAAGGTCGGCACAATGTTTAGGGCCGCGCAGTTTGACCAGGCCACCATCGACGTGGAAGCAAGGTCTGTCGAGCTGTCGTTTTCGTCCGAAGAGCCGTATGAGCGTTATTTTGGATGGGAAATACTGGGTCACTCCCCGGAGGAATGCCGCCTGGGGCGGCTGAATAACGGCGGGGCGTTCCTGGTAGATCACAATACGAGGGATCAGGTCGGTGTCGTTGAGAAATGCTGGATTGGCCAGGACCGCAAAGGGCGGTCGTTGGTGCGCTTTGGGAAAAGCGTGCGGGCCAGTGAGATATTTCAAGATGTCAGTGACGGAATCAGGAAAAACACGTCGGTAAGCTATGACGTGCATAAGATGGTGCTGATCAAGTCCGAGGCAGTTGACAACGGGAAAAGCACCGTAGACACCTATCGCGTCACGGACTGGGAACCTCTGGAGATCAGTCTGGTAAGCGTCCCGGCAGATACAACGGTCGGCATCGGGCGCGACAAGGAAGACAGTACACACGATATTATCATCGAAATCCCCAAGAAGGAGGAAATACGAAAAATGGAAAAATGTTTAATTTGCGGAGCGGACCTGGTCGGCAGTTCCTGCCCTGTGTGCGCACGCGCGAAAGAGGCCGCGGAAGCCAAAGTAAAAGATGCCGAGAAACTGGCAACGTCCCGCGTCAACGATATCCTGGCCATGGCGAAAAAGCACGACCTTATGGACGATGCCCAGGCATACATCGCCGGGGGCAAAACCGTCCAGGAGTTCAAGGATCTCGTCATCGAAAAGATCAGCGCGAAGAAGATTGAGCTCGAAGTCGGAGACAACCTGGCCGCGAAAAAGCCGTACCGGTCACTGGGCGAACAGTTGATCGATGTCGCCGCCGCGGTGCGCCCGGATGGCGGAGCAGCCCGTGAGCGTCTCGTTACCCTTAATCGGGCGATTTCCGGCATGTCCTCATCCATCCCGTCGGATGGAGGGTATCTCCTGCAGCCGGCATTTACCACGGTATTGCTGGATAAACCGGAGGAAGTGTCACAGGTTTCGCCCCGCTGTATGAAGATCCCCATCGGCGCGGGATTTGACAGTGTGGAAATGCCCTTTATTGATGAAACTTCTCGCGCGACCGGCTCCCGCTGGGGCGGCGTCCAGACGTATCGTGAAGGTGAATCGCTGTATCCATCCGGGAAAAAGCCGAAAATCGGGCAGCTCGAAATCAGACTGTTTGATCTGATCTCGGTCTGTTATGCGAGCAATCGCCTTCTCAATAATGCGACATCCCTGGAAGCGCTCATCACCAAGGCGTTCAGGTCGGAAAACTTTTTCAAGCTGGACGACGAAATCGTCCGGGGAACCGGCGCAGGCCAGTGCCTGGGCATCCTCAACGCCCCCTGTCTCGTTACGGTTGCCAAGGAACCGGCACAGTCCGCCGCCACTATCATGACGGCGAACGTCAACAAGATATACAACGCCCTGTTTGCATCCTCGCGCGGCAACGCGGTGTGGCTCTATAATCAGGAATGCGAGACGCAGCTTGAAACATTAACCCTCGATATCGGAACCGGCGGCGTCTTGATGCCGCTATGGACCCCCGCAGGGATGGGAATGAACAATACCGCCACGGCAAAACTGAAAGGCCTTCCGGCGATTCCCATCGAACAATGCAGTGCATTAGGTACGATCGGGGATCTGCTATTGTGCGATCTTTCCGGGTATATCCTCGTGGATCAGGAAGGAATCGAGGCGCGGCAGAGCATCGAACTCAAGTTTCTGGAAAACGAAAAGACGTTCCAGTTTATCTATCGGGTCAACGGAGCGCCGAGGCTGCGTTCCGCGGTTACCGCCTACAAAGGCAGCACCGCACACAGCCATTTCGCCGCACTGGCATCCCGATAACCCATAACACCGGCGGAGGAGCGATACTCCCCGCCCTGAATCACGAAAAGAGGAGGATTTGAAACATGTTAAGCCAAAAGAAAAAGATAGTTCCTGTATTGGCTTCCAGCGATATCGTATCCGGTGTCGATTGCGATTCCATTGACCTGCTGGGGACAAAAAATATTGCGCTTCTGTGTGTATTCGGAGCGACGCTTTCCGGCAATCCCGTGCTTACACTGTACAGCGGTGTTGCTCACGGCGACAAGACAACCGTGGTGACGTTTAACTACCGATATGGTGGCGCAGCTATCGGAGCTGCCCTTGCCGATGTATTGTCGGCCATTGCCGCATCCGCCGCCCTGACATGCACCGGGACAACCTTTGTTTCCCGCCTGCTTGTCATCGAGGTCGATGTGGACCAGATCACCGACGGCCACAGATACCTGACCCTCCAGGTCGGGTCATGCACCGCGGGAATCCTGACGGTTGTCGCGGTTCTTAATGCGATGTACCAGGATCCCGGTGGGGATTCAATGATTGATTAACAATTAATTCTTTGCGCGGGGACATGATGCGGAAGTCCAAGGGAAGCGCATCGTGTCCCCGGAAGAGGAGACAGGAGGATATTACTTATGAATTACGGAAAATCAACAATCGCCAGGATTGGCGATATCAATCGCGGGATAAAAGTGGATACGGGTATACTTACAGGGACGGTATCCTTTATTACCACGGTAAACTTACCGCTTTACACCGTCTATGGCAGAATCACCATCCTCTCGTTGTTTTTTGAGGTGATGTCAACATGGGCAGCAGCGACCCTGATTAAGTTCACATGGTTGTCCTCTATCCCGGCGGTAACGGTGCAGGACTTATGCGCTAACTGTTCAAGTATGAGCACTTTCGCAGCAGGCAGACGGGTTGTCCTTGTCGGCACCTTAACATCGACGGCGGCGGTGGTCCTCCCGACAACTCCGGGAATCACTACTAACATTAGATGTGCGCCGCTTATGGTCGGTAACGCAACTCCAGCGTCGGGTATTATGCAAGTCGGTCAGATCGGTTGCACTCCGACCGTGACATCAACAGGCGGCACGGGTAAATTTACGCTTGAGTATGTTCCCGATGAAGAAGGATCATACGCAGAGGCGCTTCTCTAAGAGAGGGGTCGTGGATCAGGGGTCAGGGATCAGGGGGATTTACAAACATCACACAATGATTAATCGAAAGATTAAGGAGGAAATAAACAATGAATGATCAATTAAGAATAGGCCCGATGGGCGGACCGGATGGGACACCTACCCCTCTCAGGGGAAGCAGGAGCGGTGGCCTTGTCGTTGCCAACGGTCAGGGCCAATATTACGAGCAGGCATCCAGGGGGAAGATATTTACCCTCACCATGTCCGCATGGACCACAAATATCTCCGCGGGCAACATCCTCGGAGCGGCGGCGGCGGCATCAACACAGTTTGCCCTGTGGAATCCGGCGGGCTCCCAGGTTAATTTGTCGCTGTTGAAATTCGCCCTGAATGTTACTTCAGGAACGACACCGATCTCCGGCATCTGGCACAGCGTGGCGTCCCTGGCGCCGACCATAGCATCCGCACTCGCTGCTACGTCGTATGTCGGCAGCCACTATGCGGGGCAGGGCGTGTATAACGGCAACGCCGGATATCTGACTCACGTTACCGGGTCGGCCTTAACGGGCGGCGGTGCGACGAGAGGGATTCGTCAAATCGGATTCAACTTCAGCGCGGGTACCTTCGCGTCTCTCGCGGGCACGGTCTTTATGGATTATATGGACGGCGATATCGTCCTTCCGCCGAACAGCCTCTGGGTACCGACATGGGCGGCACAGGGCACATCGATGCTGGGCGGTTATTCGATAACCTGGGAAGAAATTCCCATTTAACGTTACGTGTAAACTCCTTTGAAGCGCCCCGTCCGTATCTGAGATCCGGCGGGCGGGGACATAAAGGGTGTCAGGGATCAGGGATTTTGTTGTAATGAAAAATAAGACAACTTTTGTATACCGGGAAGATGATTATTGCAGGGTTACCGAAACTGTCTGTACCTGTGATGGTTGCAAGGCAAAAGAAGGTGATCCTTGCTGGTGGTTGATAAGACATAAAGATATGGAGAAGGAGAAATGAGAGACAGCTACAAAAAAGCGTTTCCATTGGTGATCGGTCTTGAAGGACGACCTTCACATGATCCGGACGATCCTGGTCTTTTTACTATCTTTGGTCTTGCTAAAAGGTTTCATTCTGAAGTCGACGAAAACACCACTCTCGAATATGCAGAGAAAGTCTACTATGAGCAATACTGGGTTCCGCAAGGTTGTGACGAAGCTCCATTTCCATTTGATGTATGCTTGTTTGATAGTGCTGTTAATCCGCAAAATGACCCGAAGTTGCCGTTCGGCGGGAATAAAGAACTGATGAATCTGAATCCGCAGAGCTGGCAGGATTACCAGTTGTTGAGAATGGAAAGATATTCACGCAGATCAAAGGCAAAGTATGTTGACGGCCATATAATGAGGGTAGTTACCCTGACAAGCCAGATCAGGAGATTAATGAGCGGAGGTTGAGGCTGATGACTGCTGAAGACAAAAAAGAACTACGTGCTGGATATGTTAATCTTCGAGACTTTTTTGAAACTTTATGGGGAGAGCGGGAAAAGCTATTAAACTTTAGGTTTAAAGCGGCTTTACAGGCTGTTGAAGATAGCAAAAAAGAAGTGGAAAAGGCTCTTGTTCTTGCAAAAGCGCAGACTGAACGGGACAAGATAGAACTCAAGGCTGAACACGAAAGAAGATTTGAAGAACTTAATAACCTGCGGAAAGAATACACAACAGATAGGATTAGCGACAGGTCACATTATGTAAGGCAAGAAACCTACGATGCCGAAATGAAAGAAGTTGAGAAGTATGGCACTCGGCTAACTGTTGTTGAAACAAGATCGGTTACATGGACATCAGCACTGGCTGTTATATTTGCATTAGTTCAGATAGCTGTTGTTATCTGGTTAAAATACGGGAAATGATAAGGAGGAAGTGATGAGTATAGGAACCATATTAGTCATCATTTTGATTCTCGTTCTTGTCGGGGTTTTTCCGGCGTGGCCCCATGCTACACATTGGGGATACTATCCAAGTGGCGGGGTCGGGTTGGTTCTTGTAATTGTCCTTATCCTGTTGTTGGTTGGGAGGCTTTAGCAAAGAGGTAAATTATGACCAGAATATTATCTACATTACACGTTGGCTATCTTGACAACGACCGTTTTGCCATGTTGGATCAACCGTTTGGTTTTATCTCAGATGTTCTGATAAAACACAAGTTGAGACAAGTTGGTTGGGAACTGCGTCCTGCCGGACATGAAGATGAGATATGGTTGCCCTTGGCATTCGTATTCGATTTTGAAAGTATCCCCAACTTACTTCGTGGACCAATAGGTGAAAATAAAAGGGGCGGCGCCGGTCATGATGGAGTTAGCAGAAAGAACATTATCGTCTGTTGGGATGGTTCTTGCGAAGGAATAACGAAAAGTATTGCTGCTGATGTCTATTTTGAGATTATGGAATACTGCGATTCTATCGACAATCAAAGATTCGCAGCAGCGAAGCATCCGTATCTACCCATGCCGGTTATTGTCCCTTATGTCAAGACAAAGGACTGGTTTAGAAGATGGTTGAAAAGTACAGTGGTTAGAGTTTGGCCAGGCTTTTGGCAGAAGTATGAAGTTACCGCCACTGCCAAAGAGATATATGGCATAGAGGGTGATCCCTATGTAACCATAGAAAAAATTGACGCTGCTATTGAGCAAAGCAAACAGGCAACGGATGAGATAAAAGCAATCCCGGCAGAGGTGGAACAAAAGGCTGATCTTGTCGAAGCCAGCGAGAAGGTGACGGCGGATCTGAAAGACGTGAAGGCCGATGTTATGGAGAAGGTGGAGGAAAAGAAATGATTTCAACACTCGATGGCGCTTTAGCGGGGATGCAATATCCAAGGGAATTTGTAAAGGCGGTGAACGTTTTTGTAGCGGCGGCAATCGCGGCACGGAACACATGGCAGGCGAAGAACACGGCGAGGGCAGCACAAGAGGCCACGGTATTAGCCCGGTTTGTCGCGGCAGATCCGCAGGCGGGAGGATGATAATATGGCAGCAGTTCACACGATAGAAGTCCTGGATGATCTCCAGTTCACTCATGAGAATACGGCAGATATTTACGCGGTTCATGCAGACGGGTTCGCCGGGCAGGCAGTGGAAAGCGTGGCGATACCGATTGACGCTGAGAAGATCCTCGGCCTCCGGGTGATCGTCAATAACAACTACGGCGCATCCGGTTCAACCATTGTCGCGCGGGTACAGGTCACTGGCCTCCAAGGATTGACTGCCCTGTCAAAATTTCAGAACATCCAGCCCCTTGAGTGGACATCGGTTGCGCTGGCAGCCGTTCCCCCTGCTCCGGTTGAAGTTGATCTGTCTCTGGTCAGATCCTGCTCCCTCGATCTCTTCTGTGCCATCGTCGGCACCACGGCCCACCTCGGGACGGAGCTTCTTGTCCAGAAGCGCAGCGAGGCCACGAATAATGAATGGGCCAAGCTATTTAGTTTCATCATGTGCGCGGGGAAGACGGCATTCAAGACGGACGTTTTATCTTCGGCGGCATCTGGACAGAAGGTGATCCCGGTCAACGATCCGACCGCCGGGAACCTCAATCACCTAATGAAAAACCTCTTCATCCTGGACGCGACGATTGCGAATAGTGAAATAGTATATCAAACGGCGTGTGGTGCCGACGCTTAGGAAAATATATGATCCACGGACAGATAAAACCCTTATTTAATACTCCGATCAACTGGGGGCATCCGCTCGCTCAGGGGCTCGTTGCCTCGTATTTGATGAACGAGGGTATGGGCGACCTCGTGCATGATTCCTACGGGATGAACGACGGGCGAACCTCTGGCATGGCCCCTATGGCTGGCACCTCCGGCTGGGTTCCCGGCCCTCATGGTGCGGCGCTGGCGTTTCCGGGGGCGAGTGGTTATGTGGATTGTGGGCCGTTATTGAATATTAACGGTATCTCTCAACTGACAATACTGATTTGGATGCAGAGGGGTTCGGTCAATGCGAAGGTAGGGTTTATTTCATATGCCTCTGGCACCAACACAATCGGGGTTTATTTATGGAGTGACGGTAAAATATATTTTGACATCCGCAACGGTTCATCTTCCTACGGTACCGCTGCAAACGCAAGTGTTGGAATGCAGTGTGCGGCGATGGTTTTTAATGGTGATTTAAGTGGGAACGCCCGGAATTTGGGGTATATAAACGGGTTGCCTATTTTATTATCGTATACAGGGACTGCCCCAGCTACAGTTCCGAATGGGTTGGCTAATTTTCTAATCGGGAAAATCTCGACCAGCTATAGTTCCGGCCTCATCTCCTCCGTTTCCATTTACAACCGCGCCCTGTCTGCAAATGAGATCGCCTACCTCTACGCCTTCCCCTGGTGCATGTATGACAGGCCCGCGAGTGCGTGGGAATATAACCAGCAGAACCGAAACTTTGATCATTACTACCGCCGGTTGATGGCGGCATAGGAGGCAAATGCAAAAGAATACCGCAAATAAATGGATTGTGTTCGCCTTCAACAAGATCACGGGTGACGCTGTTACGGGTGACGCCGCAAACATTACGGCGAATCTCAGGCTTGACGGCGGGGCGGCGAACCCTGTTGATGATACGAACCCGACGGAACTTGAGGGCGGCTACTATGCGTTTGACCTTACTCAGGCGGAAACGAACGGGGATTTGATCGTGATTTGCCCATCAAGTGTTACGGCGAATATCGCAGTGATCGGCGTACCGGGGGCGGTTTGGACAATAACAGCGGCTGCGGGCGCAGGTGCGATTACCTGGCCTTACACCCTGACTGATTCAGATACGGGCGCGCCCATTGACGGGGCGGAGGTCTGGGTCACGACGGATTTAGCGGGGGCGAATATTATTGCAAGCGGGGTAACGGATGCTTACGGGGTAGTAACGTTCACATTGGATGCGGGGGTCGTCTACGTCTGGCGCAAAAAGGCGGGGTATAATTTTGTAAATCCGGATACGGAGGTTGTGGCATGAGCGGTGGATCCGGTACCGGAACGAGAGCAAGCGGGTCAGCGATTGGCGTAGAAAGTAAACTCGACGCGCAACTGGCCGCCGATCTGACATCGGTATTTTTCAACACCGCAGAGTTTGCCGAAAGCGTGCCCTATGCTCCCAGTGGCGGAATGGCAAAGACGATCACCATCATCCCCGATGCTGAAGATCCGGCATCGCAGACGCCATACCCGCCGGGCGATTCAATGATTATCCTGGCAAGATCCTCGGAAGTGATGGCCCCGGGCCGTGGCGACACGTACACCATTGACGGGGTCACCTGGTATCACGAAAAAATCGTTAGCGGTGGTCCCAAAGAGGGCATTTACCATATTCTCCTCACCCGATCCGCCAGGCGCGATGTTGGTGGACGGACGTTTATATAGGG